ATGGGACACCAATTGTCTGTCCATGCCTCCTTCATTGGTGGCACCACGAAACATATCAAACCCAGAAATTTCAAAATGCCCGAGACAAATTCCACGATGGCGCTTCAAAAAGTCCAATGTAGCATCTTGATTGTCCGGACAAATCCAAGGCACGAAACTGAAATCCTGCCCACCAAAATTCATTTCGGAACATTTCTGAATGATGTGAATGTTTTCATATTCACGAAGCAACAAATCAATGCTGTTCACATCATTGGTGTTCTTGTAATATGTGTCGTGATTGCCAGGAATCACGAACATATCAGCACCTAAATCTGCTAAAGGAGCAAAGAAATAATTTTTGCAAGAGCGAAGTGTGGCAAAATTAATATACTTGCGCCTATCAAAAACATCACCCAAGTGGAAAACTGTTTTGATATTGTGCTCAGTAAGGTAGGGAAAGAATGTTTCTTCATAGAATTTCCTGAAATATGCGTCAAAATGTTGCGAGTCATTTCGCGCTCCAAAATGAGTATCAGTTAGAATGGCTATCTTCATGGAACAAATCTTGAAATGGTGTGTGATAGGCAATCAACAACTTACAGGCCTCAATATGCTTTTCAATATCAACAATATCTTGTTCCAGGTCTGTGGTGAACACATCACCACGACCCAACTTCTTCACACGCTCTAAACTTTCAATGAAGCCTTCCAAATTGTTCTTAAGTTCTTGGACCACGATATCATCCACCATATCCCAATCCAATTCTATTGTGATAGTTCTTGACATGATTTATCCCTCGTAGATGGCGGAGTTGCTACCATGTTCAAACACTTCCACACTCTTGAGGCGCACGCGATTCTTGGTCCGAGCTGCCACCAATGGCGCCACGTCCAGATACACAGCTTCTGCAAACTTCTCACACCCCACATCTGTGAACACACGAAGGGTCAACACACCTACGTCATCCAATTGCTTGAACAGATCCAGGTGGGGGTCATCTGCTGCTACAGCAGTTGTATGGTCAAAGGCCTCTTCTAGATAGGATTTAATCCACTTGGTATCGCCAAAATCATACACCCAATTTCTTTCATCCAGTTTGTCTGCTTCAAAGATGAAACGGAATCCCAAGCTATAGCCATGAATCTGATTGCAGTGTGATGTGGCTCGCCATTGACGAAAGGCACAACTCAATCCACGTTCATTTCCAAAAGTCTTTGTTGAATAGTACTTCATGGTTACCTCGCAAGAAAAGAGTACATGACATCAGCATTCAGATACTTCAAAGCCAGAATCCCACGTTGCTTCTCCATCAATTCTTCATATCTCTCATAATTATCTATCTTGTCCTGAATGAAGTTTTTCACATCTTGTTTGTGAATCTGAAAATTTTCCCAACTGCTGGTCCATTCAGAAGGATACTTGAATGGCTTCATATACATTTCAGCATAACTGCATCGGTCAGGCACAATCGGGATGGCACCTGCCAAACACCCTTCCATCATACTGATACCAAGATTTTCATGTAAAGCACAACTGAATACAGCTTTACTAGTTCCCAGCAGATGATAGTAATCCGCCTTCACCAGATTCAATTTCTGCGATATCACCACATCCAATTTCTCTGCAATCTCAGGTTGTTTGTCCGGATTGTATCGGTGAGGCCAAATCACCTTGTTCTCTTTAGGGAGATTGATGTACTTGGCCATGTCCACACTCATCAACTGATGAGGTTGTCCAGAACGAACTGCCTTTCGATGATGTTGTTCTGAAATGTTTAAATTGTTCAGAAACATCTCACGATGAAAGTCTGTGGCGAAATAGTTGTAATCACAGGCATGATACCAACTTCTTTCAGAATGATTGGCAGATTCTCCCTTCATCTTCATGCCCAAGATGTCCGTGGGGTCATAGGCACCTGCATGCCAGATGCCATGAATCTCTACTGGAATGTCTAGCAAATCACTCATGTATCGAATGGCTGTGATAACAAAGTTCCAGGCATCTGTGACCAGAAACTTGTCACCTGGCTTCACTTGATTCATCATGAACAAGTCGGCAATCTGCTTCACCTGTGATGCCTTGTACTTGTTGGTGAAGGCAAAATTCAAAAAAGCACCTGAGGTGGTTCCTGAATCCACAGGGTCACCTATAGTTCTGTTTACTATTCCACGCTTTTCCAAATCACGAGGAATGTTGGTGTACCATTGCTTGGTGTAGCGCTGGTCGATGGGTTCAATGGGAACAATGAAAATCATACAGCAGGCACCAATTCAGGAAGAGCGTACCGATCCGCAACTCGAATAGGTGTAGCAGCAGGCTTGTAAATCAAGATGGCACCATTCTCACCATCTTCACTGACACCTGCTTCTATCGCACGACCAGGGTATTTGTTTTTGATGTATTCAATCAAATCTTCAGCAATCATTTCACAGCTCTTGTAATCCAATTGCAACAGATTTTCACTGTACAGCGCTTCCAGTTCACGTTTGAACATGATGAATTCAATGTCTCGGTCATTGTGCTTCACTGCCACACGAATTCGAAAATGAAACATATGACGATGAGGATATCCTAGAAAACTCACAGAACATAGATTGGGGTCTTCCAAAGCAGCGGGATACTTATGAATACCTTCTTTCTGAAAGGTCACTTCAATGTATCGTTCTATTGTATCAAGCATTAGAAATCCTCCGGAAGGCTTGCGGGTTGACCATCTTCAATAGGTGAGCTGTCCAAACTTGTTCCTGCATGCTGTAACCAGTACTCAAAGTCTTGGCGTGTCTTTATACTCCTCATGGCTTCAATGGCGGAGTAGGTCATCTCACTCACCAGTCCATGTGCCTGTGTGAAGTCATTGGACACCGTGTCCACGTGACGCATGAAATTCATGGTGCTACCCACAAAGTAGGCACTGAAGGCTTCCAAAGGCGGTAGGAAATCACCATTGTGTAACTTCTGATAGGCACGAACTGGAACATTCATGGCTTCCATGAAGAAGTCATCATCCACAATGTAATCCTTCACATACTTTCTGACATCAGCGTTGATGAAGCTGTAATCTTCTGCGCCTTGTCCACCATTCTCTGTTTGATAGTTCCCTTCATCATCACGAAACAATCTGCCAGGAGTGATCCACTGGAAGTCTGGACCATAGTATCTTCCCATCTGAACACCAGATGTGTGAGTGGTGCTGTCATAGCTCACCAAGGTGTTCTGATACACATCATGGTGTTGCATGGCAATCACAGGAAGCAATCTGGATACTGAACCCACACCCAACAAGTGGAAGTGATGTGTAGTCTTGGACAAAGGTAGTTGTGTGTAATAGAATGCACGCTTGCAATCTTCCAATGTACCTGTGCCCAGTGCCACCGCACCTAGAGCCACACCACCAATGAACTCATGAAGTTCCTTGGGAATCTCTTCCAAGGCCAATTCAGTCCAACGAACATAACTATCCAAATCATTGCCTTGTGCAATAAAGAACGGACGAGCCTGTGACCCCATCTTGATGAAGGTTTCAATCTGGTCACGAATGTTTCTACCAGATTCTCTGGCACACCATTCAAACTTGGTTCTGTCAAAATATTTGCTGCTGGTGTCTGACCTGGATGACCGAGTGGATGTCAATGACACCGGAATCTCATCAAAGCTCATGGCGCAATCAGAATAGTTGCCTTGATTGTCGTACACTTCCTGTTTCAGTTGTGGTGTGATGGTCTTGCCCAAAGTAATCATCTGAAGACCACCTGAGTCGGCGTAAATTTGATTCACACCTTTGCCACGATACACATCACGAAAGAATTCACCAAACTCCTTTTCAATGAAGGCATTGTATAGAAAAGAAAATTCATGGTTGTGTTGACCACGAAGTAATGACCACAAATCATTCAATCTGTTGGCGGTATCACCACTATGGGACTCCTTGAATCGAACACGAAGAAAGGATAATCCTGATGCCACATATTCAAATTTCATAATCAACTCTTTAGAATTTTCAAAAGGTGATGTGTTTGATGTAATGCATCATCCAACGCATTGTGATAGGTTCCTTCACGTGCATCTTCTGGCAACTTCACCATCTCACGCATGGTTCGATAACATCTGTCCACCCAGGGAGTCCAAGGACGGCGCATGCCCACGGCCTTGTAAGCATTCTCCATGATAACATTGTCAAACCCTGCACCACAACCCCAAGTAGGAAGCGGTTTAGTACCATACCACTGTGAGAATTGTGTCAGAGCAGCCCACAGAGGTAATGTGTCTTTGCGAAGAGCTTCCAACACTGGCTTGGGTTGTTGACTCCACCACTTCACGGTGTCGGTTGAGATGTGTAAGCCTTTTGCCTTGCAATCAGCGGCATCCACGGTGCGATAGAAGGTGTCAATCACACCATCTTCAATGGTAAACTTCACCGCACCAATGGAACAAATGGCTGCATTGGATTCCACGCTCATGGTCTCCAAATCCAGCATCACGTTGACTGACATATCACTTAATCAGGTTCATGAACTCTGAACGAAGTGCTGGGTCAGCCTTGAAAGCACCACCCAACTTGGATGTGATGGTGGTGGAGTGTGGGTCTTCCACACCACGTGCCTTCACGCAGAAATGTTCGGCGTCAATCACCACAGCCACATCATCTGTTTCCAGAATGAAAGCCAAGGCGTGATAGATTTGTTCTGCCAACCGTTCCTGAACTTGAGGACGGCGTGAGAAGTATTCCACCACACGATTCAACTTGCTTAGACCTAACACCTTCTTGCGCGGGATGTATGCCACATGAGCATGTCCATGAATGGTGACAAAATGATGTTCACAGCATGATGTGACACCAATGTTCTTTTCCAACACCATCTCATCATACCCCATCTTGTTTTCAATGGCAGTACACTTCGGGAACATGGCAGGATCCAATCCCCAAAACAATTCATTCACAAACATCTTGGCAACACGTACTGGACTATCCTGAAGGGAATCATCAGTCAAGTCCATGCCAAGTGTTTCCATGATGGCTGTGAAGTGCTTTTCAATCTTCTTCACCTTCTTGTCAGCATATTCACCCGTCTGAATGATAGGTGTTTCCACGCCAAGAGATTGAAGATGCTTATGGACGCGAAGTCCTAGCTCTGGGTCGCACTTACCCAGAGCATTACGAATGGCGTTTGCGTTGTATCGTTGCTGTGATTTCATATTATCTCCCGATGATGTTTCCAAAAACGTAACATTGATTTCGTGTGGCAACATTGAATCCACGATTCATTGCTTCAACACACAGGTTTGCAATATCAGGATGTTCCTGTGCATCCTTTGTGGCACCTACTGGCATCACCCACACTTGTGGCATGAATTGCCCACATAGTAATCTAATACGATCCAACTGATGGTCAAGCTCTTTCCAACATTCAATTGTACCATTACAAACAAACTTCAGCACGCTTGTAGAGGTGGTGAATGTATAGTCACGTATCACATCTGGATTGATGGCATTTTCTTCACCAGACACATGGAACAGTTTAGGACTCATAGCCCAATGCCATCTTTGTCCTCCAAACTGGCGAAAATCCTGGGCGATGAAGGTCTTCAATTCATCGGACAGCTTGGTTGTGGCATTGGTTTCAATGGTGACAATTCTTGGCATGTTTCCCATGTGAGCCATTTGCGTTAGAATTGCCATGATGGCTTTCTGTTGCAACATGGGTTCACCGCCAGTGAAACACACCATGACATCTTGCTTGGTCTTGGGATGACAGAACAATCCTTCAGGATTGTGTTCACTCTTGTTGGCATCAATCAACCGCTGTGCCACTTCTACGGGCGTGCCATCATGCGCCAGATGCTTATAGAGCTGTGACCAGGAATAAGATGAGTCACATCCATATTGCCACACCGGCAGTTCAGCCACCGACTTCACAGAATCCACATTGAACTCCTGATAAGGAAGTACATATGTGGATGGGTCAGTGGGATTGTTTTGTCCAAATCCATGGCAATTTAAATTGCATCCAAAGAATCGCAACCAAACAGATGGCACACCTGCCAGTTCAGCTTCACCTTGGAACGAATAGAATATTTCTGAATAACGAATTCTCATAAACACCTCACAGTTAGTGCTAATAGTATAATGATTATTTAGGAACTTGTCAACTCCTATTCGTACTCAATTTCTCCTATTTCGGTATCTTCATCCACATGAATGACATCAATGTGGTTGGATTCATCTAGACCATTATCATCATCCAGTTTCTGGAGATATTTGGGTTTTCTGGTCATCTTCTTGTCCTTCTTGGAATCATGCAGTTCACGCTGGGCAGTGTCAGCCTGTTGTTTCAGATATTTGATGAACCCATTGTCATAACTACCTTCATCATGCGCCTGACGAATGATGTTCTCGATATCTAACGATTCAATGTACCGATATTTGGTTTGAAGATGCTTCTTCTCCTTTTGAATCCTACGCACAAAAGCATAATAGGTGATTTGCGTGAAATAGGCAAAAGGATTGCTGGACTTTTTGGGATCGAAATTGTCCATGTAAATGAGGCAATTCTCAATGGCGTCCAGAATCATATCTTCTCGGAAGCTGTAGTTGATGAAATTGCTCTTGTAGGCAAGATGGTTGGCAATCTTGATGAAACAGTCACCAATGTAATCCGGCACCTGAGGCCGTTCTTCTTCGTTTTTCTTTGCCTGGTTTACTTCTTTTTTGTAATCAATCAGCGCCTGCAGGAACTGTTTGTTATCTATGTAATGTTTACTCTCTTCCTTCTTCTTCGCCATAGTAATCTCCATAATATTCATCTTCAAGTTCAATGATTCTCAGCTCACCATTGTTCATTTCACGCAGAAGTTCATCAGCTGCCTCGGACCGTTCTTCTTGGTCCAGAATCTTCTTTCGTGTTTCTTTGGCCTGAGAAATGTAATTCACATACTGTTGTTTCACTTCTTTTTTCAAATCACCGATGGTCAGCACCACATCTGTACTGATGGTGAATTCTTCCCCGTCGCTCAATCCCATCCAGGGACGGAGCATGAAACTTTCTCCCACCACATGATTGCCCTTTCTCATTTCTTTCATGGGCACCACTTGAACCGGGATGTTCAGTTGAAGATGTGTTTCTGAGGCAGGTGATTTGATGTCTCTGTCCATGGAACAAAGAATGTTTTCTCCTGTTTTCAACCGAACAATTTTGAAATATCCGTCTTGTAAATTATGCATGTAATGGTACAGTTAGAAGTTTATAATCAAACCCTTCTTCATTGTAAATCTTCACACGTTCAATTAGATGCAGTAATGTGTAATTCTTATGAGACTTCCATGACAGATTATCACCAATGTCATACAACCTACAGCTCACTTTTTGTTCACCCAAACGAAGACCTCGACCAATACTTTGTAGATTTCTGATGCGAGACTTGGTAGGTGAGGCAAACACGATGTTGTGGAGGTTTCTAATATTTATACCTGTAGAGAACGTGCCGTATGAGGCCAAGATGATGGCGTCTGAGGATTGTTCAGTCAAGGCACGAACCTGCTCACGTTCTTCAGCTTCCACGCCGCCATGTACGAAAAACAAATCTCGCCCTTCTTCAATTTTTTCAGAGATTAAATCATACAAAGGCTCACCATGCTTCTCCACGTATTGATACAACACCAAAGTGTTGCCTTTCAAATCCGCAACAAGATTTCTGATGAACTTGTTTCTCTTGGGATGTGTCACCAACCAATCCAACTCTTCCTGATAACTGAACTTCTTACACAATTGTTTTTCTTCATCTGTGTAATCTAACGTGATGCATCGAATTTTCAAGTCCGCCAGTTGATTGGTGTCCATCAACTTCTTGGTAGTGGTCACCTTGTGAACAGCACCAAACAATCCTTCCAACACCAGGCGATGTGTCTTGGTGCCATCCAATGTGCCTGTGGTGCCAATCTTGAAAGGTGCTTTGGTGCATTTATGCATGATGGAAGTCAAGGACTTGGCCTTGAACAGATGGCATTCATCACCATACACCACATCAAAGTTTTCAAAGAAACTCTTGGGCATCTTGTAGATGCTTTGCCATGTGCTAATCACCACAGGGCTGTTGGTGATTTTTTCCTTACCAGAATAGATGCGAGTGCAATGCTCGGACACTTTCCAATCAGATGATGTGGCATAATCAGCAAAGTCTCCGTACAATTGTTCCACCAATGATGTGGTGGGGACAATGATGAGTTGCCTTCTGCCTTGTTGTTGATGCCATCTGACCAGAGTATAGATGATAAGGCTTTTGCCGCTGGCTGTGGGGGACAGCAGCAGAGTTCTGTTATTGTGTATGGCTTCTTCTACCGCGTTCTTTTGGTAATCTCGGATGTTCACCGGCTTACCATTGGAGTGATAGTTCAGCCCATCAATAAACTGAGTAACATCATGGTCATCACGGATAGGCTTACAGTTGTTAACAAATGTATACCCGTTTCTTTTGCAAAATTCTTCCACATAATTGACAAGACCCACATACAATTCTTTGGTGAACAAACTCAGCAGTCGGATTTTCCCATCCCATAACTTGGCACGATACTGAGGGGTGAATTGTGCACCTGGAACAGCGAATGTGAAGAAGTCATTCATTTCCAGCAGCACATCGGGTTCAGCATCCACCCGAAGATACACCTCATCTTTCTTGTTTATCGTAACGGTACTCACATGCCACCATTGGTGAACTTGTACCATTCAATGGCAGACTTCACATCCCAGGTTCTGCTGTTGATGCTTTTCAGGATTTGTTCCAATTGATACAGCACCGTTTTGATGTATTCCATTTTATCAATCAGATGAATGATGTCATCATCCATGTTCAATACATCTTCCATTTCATTCTTCAATGGTTTGTTGCTGAGATACTGGTCCCACCCCAACTCCACCAGTTCCTCTTTGGTCAACTCACCGCGATAGTAGCGATTCTTCAACTTACGGAGGCGAAGATAATCAGCTTCAGCCTTGCGATATTGCAGGCGAACTGATGTGAGCATGTTCAGATATTTGGCGTGTAATTCAGGAACACGAGCGGCGGCCCGACCTAAATTGGTCTGGTCCACTTTGCAATCCTGTTCCCACATGGCTTGTATTTCTTGTAATTTCATAACCACCTCTCACGAAAACCTTCTTGAATTATAACACACTACTAGTGGTTTGTCAAGTTACAATGTTTCAATGGTGAACATTCTGTATCGGAAAGAAGCCTGGGCGGTGAAATACTGGGTGTTGCCCGTGGACACATCAAAC